ATCTGGATTTAGGCCAGGGCCAATAATAGGAGCCCTTCCACCAGGGGGTGGGGCAATTGGATCAACTGGAGTTAGAGATGGGGCAATGTTCCTAAAGGTATGCTCCATAAGGTCGGAAGTAGGAATCATCCTGTTACTGCCTGATGCGCCTCTGACTCCAGCCGTGCCTCCCATCCCAACCCCATTTTGAACTAGAGGAGTTGTTGGCTGCGGGTTACCAGTAATGCCAAACGAAGGATCTGTTGAGGCGAAAGCGTTAGGGTCGGGCTTAGATCCGGCAGGAGCTGGTGGAAGGTTGTCCTTGGTGTTGTCAGTACTATTTGTGTACCTGATTCCATCCTTAAAGATATTCCACGTCAAACCTCCGTCACCCTGATCCGCGCTGAGCTCAAGACCATTGAGGATCATGTTAAGAATCTTCCCGCCTGGGTCGGTAATTCCCTTGGTCTTCCTAAGCCAGTTTGATACAGCGTTTCTTGCGTCTGTACCTTGTGCCCCAGAAGTAAAGATTTCCATTCTATAATCGCTAAGAAAATCTTCTCCAAGAAGTAGCGTTCCACCAACATTAGTTACCTGTACGTCTCTTAGATTAATTCCTGCGGCCTTCATCCAGTCAGTAATAGCAGGTGTTCCAAAGAGACCAGTAGCCGTAAGGGCCCTAAGCAAATCATTTCCTGCGGTGAAATTCATAATCCCAGGATTTGCTGCGTCTGGCTCAAGCCTAAACCCAGAAAAGTCTCCAGTCGTTGCATTTGGCTGAGACGAATACCAAGTAGTAAAGCTCTCAATTTGAGCTGCAGTAAATGCAACTGGCTTTCCCATTCCTGCAGTAAAGTCAAGAATGATTAGATCATTTGCATCGTTTCCTCCAGCGTAGTTTCCACCACCTGGTACAGGAACAAACCTAATCTTTTTTCCATTGACGAGTCCGTCTTCTCCCTTGAATGGGATTGACTGGGTGTAGTAGATGTCTCCGTTTTTCCCGGTAGAGATGACGTAGTCTTTGCTGCCTACGTTTGCGCTTGGTACGACACTAAACGTAAACTCTCCAGTCTTTGGGTTCATTTTGTAGGCCATTGCCCTGGTTGGGTTGCCGCTTGGATCAACTGTGTTAGCGATTGACTCCGGAATATACGTTGACTCAATATAAAGTCTAAGGATATCTCCTGTGGTCACGCTTCCGGCTCCGCCAAGAGCGTTGTCCAGAGCTGACATGGTACCTGCAATCCCTAGGTTGTATAGCTCGTTTGGGATTGCGCCGCTAGTGGCAGCGTTAGGGTTATTCTTCATTACAAACAACCACTCGCCAATTCCGTTTGCAATATCTGTCTTGTCCATTCCGGCGGTAGCTCCGTTTTTGGAAAGAAAGTCTACAAGACCTCCAATTGTCGTAATTTCAGGATTGCCTGGGATAAGACCCTTAATGTAACCTGACCCATAGTTGTTTATTTGAGCAATCGTGGAGCTATCCGTTACGTTGGATTCAAACCCGGCCCCGGCAACGCTTCCTACTAGCTGGTTTAGGGCGTCCCTAGTTGCTCCTGGCTCACCTGAGAATTGAACACCAATGCTGCCTCCCACTTTTGCGTATTCCCCGTTGAATGAGGTAACGTACGGGCGCGTTGACGCCGCGAATGCGCCGTTTGTATACTTCGTTGAAACTTCGTCGGCAAACGTAATCCACTTGCCAATATCGGCGCCATAGCCTTGACTCTTTAGCTCCTCAAGTTGGGTTGAAAGGTCCCCAAAGATGCCTGCGATGGAGCGCATTTCCTCAACGGACAATCCGTTTGCGCTTGCCCCAGCGTCAAACATCGCTGAGTAGTCAATGCCGGATGACTGGACGATGTTGGAGAACCTAGTGAGCCAATCGTCACCATTACCCTTGCCAAAGTCTTTGGAGAGAGACTCAACAACGTCTGTTGAGGAGACGTAGTTGCCAAGGATTGGCTTAATCAACCTCTGAATGGCCGACGCCATGGCGTCAGTCTCGTCTCGCATTCCACTCTCAATGGCCTCTCCTCGTGCGTTCTCTGCGTCGGTCTTTGCCCTTGAGACCGCCGAGGCACGTGCCTGAACGATGTCCCGGTACGTTTGGCTTGTCGCCGTAAGTCCGTTGGCTTGGGCTCGAACAAGTTCGGCATCGTAGAATTTGACAAGCTGGTTGGCCGTATACTTCTTCTCGTTAAACCCGTTCACCATATTCTCGGCAGCGTAATTGTAAGAAACGGTATAGAGCTTGCTCTTTAGTCGCTCCCTGTCAGATACGGTCATGCCCTCGTCCCCAAGGATGGTATTCATCCACTTCTCGTACGATGCGCCATCAATCTTAGCGGACCCAGAACCACCAATAAGTGAAAGGTCAATGGAGTTACCAGCCTTGTAGGCATTGTCTAGGACAGTCTCAATGTCTCGGAGGGACTGAATCCGGAACTCTTCAGCCTGGGTTCGGAATCTCTC